AGCTGTGGTCTTCACCGTCTGAGTCTATGTCCTTGGCATCATTTGGGTTAACAACCAGAGAAGGCAATGTCCTTATGAACTGCTTGCAACCTCTAAACACCTGTAGACCTGGCCCCTCATCTTTCTTCACTCTTAATCTCTCGTGGAACGCAGCCAGCTTTAAATGTCTACTGCAGTCGCCCGGTTTAAGAAAGAGATCGTACTGTTCAAACACAAACGCAGGAGAAGGCCCCTGCCCTCCACCCTTGTAATCGGGTTTCTTTTGGAAGCACCCGGGATCTCCTATTCTCAGGATAGGCTTTCCCCATATCTTCATCTGCTCTTCTTTTTTTATAATACCTTCCGCTATCTCTGAATCAACCGTTCTTGTGCCTTCATTTACATTGCCACTCCAACCATACCACTCTTTAAAGGCTATCAACCTGCTGTCGTTGTCCACATACCACCACATAACCGAAAAGGGTTTGCCATATCCCCAGTCGTAAGTCATAATCAGCGGCACACCATCTGGTATCGGGTGCGGCTCTATGACATGATGCTTTGGATTCCAGTCGCTAAACGCCTGTCCTATAAAGGTTTCCCATGAACCGTACCTGAAAGGCAGTCTCATGCTCTCGGGCAGCGTTTCCAGCATGTCCCAATACGCTTTATCAAGATGTGGGTTATCATCTGCAAGAGACGGTATAAAAACAAACTGATCTCTTATGTCAATAGGGCTTATAAACTCATTGGGAAACTCCCTGGTTATCCATAGCTGCTTTACCCAACCATGCCCAATGCCTCCGGGGTTAGTGCCGCCCAGAAACTTACAGTCTATGTCATCGATTCCAGGCCATCTCAGCCGCATCCTTATAAAATTGAAGGTATTGTTGTCGTTTTTAGTGAGTTCGTCTACTGCGATTGCTGCAAATTCCGCGCTCTGGTACTTACTGGGATCATCCAGATTTCTAAAGCATATTACACCAGAACCATATTGCGGTTCTAAAATGAAAGACTTGCCGTAAACCTTGTTGTCATCACAAAGCCGCCCTATCCCTTGCGGGAACTCAAGAGGAATCTTTGACAACTGCCTGTCTTTGAGTGTTGGATAGTCCTCACAGGCCAGCATGACCATTACATTTCTATGACCTGCTTTAGCTATATCCAAGAGGTAACGCAGTAGATACCATCTTAGAAAATAGCTTTTACCACCTCCAAGCGCCCCACCATACAACAGGAATTTCTTTTTATTGTCTAACGCATTCACGCCTTGTTGTTGTTTTGGGGTAAACCCTGCAAGCCCACTATCAAAATCAACTTTTCTTGGCTTCATGCGTTATATTCTTGGCTATTTCTATTAGAAGCGGTGACTCTTCGTCAAAGGCGATATCTCTCCTATCCTTCCAACGCTGTGGATCTCTGTTCTTTGTCCAGTAAATGCAAGCCGTGACATCTGCGGGCATATGTTTCGGGGTTATGGTGGTCTTTGTTTTAATGGCGGGGACAAACACTGTCTCCCCGTCCTTGCTTCCTTTTATCTGTATTTCCTCTGTCTCTACTTTTGCCTCTGTATATTCATAGCCATTTGCTCTCATATACAGTGATTTCTCTACTCTATCGTTGGGCTTGACCTTATTCTTTTTTATGGTGGCGGTAATACCATTGTGTTTACAGACATCAGTCAGGGTTTTCCTCGGCATATCAAGGATTTTTGCTATCTGCGCGTCTGTCTTGCCGTGTTCATACAGTGCAATTATTAATAGTCTTTCCCTAATTGATAGTATTTGCCTTGGTTTTGCCATTTTCCCTCTTATCGGCTCTAATTGGCCTTCGACATTCACTCAGGAGCCATTATCTCTTTGTTGTGCTTATGGTTGCCTTAACCTTTTCTTCTCTAAATCTCTGAACATACTACATTTTCTACTCAGCAGCTTTGCCGCTCTTTTCCCCACGCCCCTGAATGCATTATGGAATGTTATAACTCTTTCCCTTTTGGGGTTATGTAATAAGATCACTACTTACCTTCTTCCCCGTAAAAGACCGTACTTCCTTCGTAAACGAATGTTGATATTGTTGCTGTGTCTATTTCAGGATAATCTTTTTTTATTATTTCAATAGCCTCTTTATATATGTCATCAGTCATTGGGTCGATTACAGTTATGAGCTTTTTCATTTCTTCACTTCCAGTGGGTTACACGTTGCACCCTCCATGACTACTTCCCGCTTGTCGCCTTCTATGTGTTCATAAGCAATTTTCCAGTTGGTGTTGCCATCCATGCCGCCCTTCGCAAATATCCCTTTTTTCTCTACTTTTTTCCAATCAAAGTCATCGTATGGGGTGTCTGGATGATCTGCCTGGTGTAATGTTCTATTTAGCGCATCCTCTAGTCCGTCACGTGAAACATACCATCCACACATAGGATTATATTTAGCAATAAAAACACATAAACCAAGCTCCTCATTTATTAAATACATCCTATTGTTAGCCATCACTGCCCCTTAACCGGATGTGGCAACCTCTTTATCGCTTCCCTCTCCTCTTGTATTAAAAGCAACTCCGATACCGTACATTCTACTTTATGAAAGCAGAAATAGTCCTGTAGCTCATCCATTGAATACCCTGCGTTTAGAGAGTGAACGGCTATCTCTGAGAGGTTCTTCCCTTGTAAGTTCATTGGATTTGGTGATAAAATTACTCCTGTTCTTTGTATCCAATATTAATGGTTAAGTTTATGATTTTCTTCTTATAAAGTGTCTCCGGAATTGCAAACAGTTCCATATGTAATACTTCCCTTCCCGTGGTAATCCGACTAACTAAAAATCCCAACACCAAGTATTTTCTATCAAAAAGGCTATCAACCCATGTTTGCTTAAACTGTGTTTTGGGGTCAATCGGCTGCCTGCCATACAACCCCTTATCGGTTATCAACTCCACCACTATCATATCAACCCAGCCCCCCGCAAATCACCTTCAACCTGCTTTTTGGCATCGGCGATAATTGATTTAACCTTCTCCGGACGTCGGGACACTATCTTTGCAATACCATAATCGTCGAGATTATCCACAAATGCCAGCTTCAGGCACTTGTATTGCATCTGATTGAGATTACCTATGTAGTACCCGATAGACGCAAACAGATCCAACCAGGTAGGGGTCTGCCCCTTCTTGCCGCCATCAACAAAAGGCCGATCCAGAGACATGCTCCCGGGACCGGCTTTTTCATACTTAGTTTGAAAGTAAAAACTCAATGCATGATTGACTCCTTTAAATGATTTTTGGTCTAAATACATTCTAAGTTTTCTAAGTAGTTTACGCACTTGTCCCTATACTAATAGGCTAAAAATCAATGAAAACTTAAATCGTTTTTTTTAAATTACCTGATTTCACCTTTATTTCTCTTAATATCTGAGACACCCGGGCTTCAGTATATCCAACGATTTCGGCTATTTCCGCCATTGTCAGTTCTTCTAATACCCTCATTTGCCAAATTAAAAGCTTTTTTATAGATTTAAGTTCTTCAAAAACAGTTACTACCTCCCCGAATGCCTCCTTCCTCCTTCTCACATATCTATCCCTCTCTTCCCACACCTCATAGTCTGTCTTATACTCCTTGCTAAAGACCTTATCCTGGAAGTCAGTAGAGAGCATCCTTGTTTGACCGTTGCGCTTAACCTCATCTTTACTTAAATACGATTCAAGGTCCGGGCATATGTCGATGCATTTGGGCTTGTGTGTGCAGCCGTAGCAAAACGCATCATTAACCAATAATCCACCTCCAAATTGAAAACGCGCACTCAATGAGCCATAACACACCCATCCAGAGCAACACACTAATTAAAACCATCCACCACGCCTGTTTCCAGAATTTTCTACTCATAGAGATTTAATGACCTCCCTGCACCATTCTCTTATCTCGGCCCTTCTTTCCACCTCCCAAGAGTCAATGGCTAGGTCTATTAAACCCTTAAACTGTGTCTGGAATGCCATTTCTGTTAATTTATTCTCCTTCCCCTCCCCTTTAAGTGCTTTCTTGAGGTCTCCAAGCGCCCTCACTGATAGATTGCCTTCCAGTGCTTGTGCCAGTAAGGCGTCCCTTTCTTTCGGCTCTAAGGAGGCAACCTTGGAGTAATGGCTGAATGACAACCTCTTGTCTCTGACGTCAGGAGGAAATGTTCTGCAGACAAATTTATAGTTCTGTTCCGTGGTTGCTGCTCTCTCGTCTACGAGTTGGCTCCACATTTCTCCGTGCTTGTCTTCGGCGTAGTTCAGTAGGTCGCCCCTCCAGAATGGGCAAGCACCTTCGATTTTACTGGCACCCCTATATATCTGCTCACAGTCTTCGAATGATAGGTCTTCGTTGATAAT